GAACCTTTAAATCTATCTCTTGGCGTAATTATATTATACTGTATAACATCTTCAACATAATATGCACCACCGACTTTCAACTTATCAAAAAAGTTTAAAAATGTATTCCTAATAGCAGTAGAGGTATGCAAACCATCATCTATAATAATATCAAATTTCACGTCACTCCATAAGTTTTTTGCCTTATTAGAAGTGGAGTCACACACACTCCAAACTACTCTAGGATCTTGTAAAACAGGAATATCCCAATATGCAACTCTACGAAATATGTCTATTGTATATACTGTGGCATTTGGAAAATATTCCAACCAAGCTTGAATACTCTCTCCATAATCTACGCCAATCTCTAAAATATTAATAGGAAGGGTTCTTAACTTTTCAAAGTCTTTTCCATAAATAATATCGTAGTTATGTTTTTCACTTTTGTAACAATACTTATCCAAAACTTCTTTTATCATTCCATTTTAAAATCCTTAAATCGTTCTGCAGTGTCTGTTTTATCAAAGGTTGCAGTATCATCTATCAATCCACCTTCAGCATCATCAACATCAAATAGCTTCATCTTCGACCTATCAACACCAATCACAAATCTCTTGTTGCTGCTAGGATCATTGTACCTATTCTTGAGTTGCTTTACCATGATCTGACCAAGTGACTCTAGCTCTTCGCTTGAAATCAAAGCAAACATCAAGTCGGCTGTTGCGGGTAATCCAAAAGACTCGCTCGTGTCTTCAAGCCCAACATCTGAGTTAGAGTAACCACTACGAGTCGTTTGCGTTGCAGTGATAATCGGTACTTCGAACTCGACTGCGAGTCCACGTAGTTCTTCTGCAATAGCCTTAATATAAGTGTACGAATTGATCGATCCCCCCATGCCTTTCATTCTACTAGATGCACATATATTGAGATAGTCAATAAAGATCATCTCAGGTACAAAGTCTCTTTTCAACTTAAGTTCGTTTAGTAATGCTCTGAAGTGACCTGTATGTGCTGAACCTGTTGGATATTCTTTTACAATAAGTTTGCCATTATTTTTACCTGCAATATTATGTACTTTATCTATCAGCATTTCTTTTGATAGAGTTTCTAGTTGATCAAGAGGTATGTCTAATAGGTTTGCATCGATGCGTTCAGCAATACGTTCTTCTGCCATTTCCATTGTAATATATAGTACATTGCGACCTTGTGTCATGGCATTAGCTGCCACATGACACATGAACAAAGACTTACCAACACCTGTGCCTGCTAGTGCAACATTCAGTGTTTTGTTAGGCAATCCACCTTTAGTAATCTTATTGAAATACTCTAAGTCGAATGGAATACGTTCTTCTTGCTCATGATAGAAATCATAACGATCAGAAACATTGTCCACATAGTCGTGTCCAATATTCGCATCAAAAGAAACTGCCAAGGCTTTAGTCAATAGATCAGGGAGTGCGTTCTTAGTAAGCTCCTTATGCTTACCATCAATAATGGAGATAGACTCCATGATAGCATTATGTATCGCTCTATCCTGACACCACTTCTCAGTAGTATCTTCTAACCACTTGTCATTGGCCTTGGCAGTTTCTTTATCAAAGATGATTGGAAGTATTTCAAGTACAGCAGTATATTGATCATCATTAAACTTCTCACTCTGATCAATATCAATCTTCAAGCTTTCTTGAGTAGGAAGCTTGTTATACTTAGCCACATACTTCGCAATCTGTTTAAATAGTTGATTGTACACTCCTTGAAAATATTCTGGTTTTATAAAAGGAAGAACCTTACGCATGTAAGGTTCCTCTATTAGTAAGTGGCGTAATATCGTTTGTTCTAAATTTATCATACTCTAACAATCATTTTGATTTACCATCGACTCTAATAGTATAACTAAAATGCGGCACAGCGTCAACCCCATGATAGTCTAATATATTAAATGTATAGAAAATATAATCTTTAGGTTTATATATTTTCTTTTTAGTAATCGGATTCCATACATAAACAGGTCTATAATGACCGGGATTAAAGTTGATATGAAGTTTATACGGACCATCAGGCTCATCGATATGACATGGAACAGAAGACCCCGCCCATGATCCGTATATCATAACTCTACCAACTTCGCTAAAAGGCATTTTATTTTCAATCACGTGCTTGGTGTAAGGTATTTTATCTGCAATACTTGCCCAAGGAGTAATATCCTGATCTCTTGTTTTAAACCTATTAGGCTTTAGTGGAACAGCCCATGCCCAAGGTATATCAATCTTTCTTTTAAAGATACGATACTTTCTACTTTCTTGAGTGCTCATGCCTTCCTGATTAGGTATAGTTGGATCTTCAAGAGGTGGCCTACCCATTTCTTCAGGAAAATCTGGCGGCTTATCACCATATACGTTTGGTATAAAGTCTAAATCAGCTTTGGCTAATAATCTGCAGACTTCTTCATCAATCCTTGACATATCAGCATCAACATGGAAATGCTCAAAGGCTTGTCCATTAATGCCTTTGAGCGGAAGATCGCCACGGTATCGAAAAGAGTCTTTACTATTAATCCATTCCATCTTCAGTCTTAGCTATCTGTTGTTCTAGTATGTCATACAGTATTTCTCCTGTAGTGTGGTGCCAATCAATATCTTCATGAGGTTTCCACCACTCACCAAGAACGTCATACACAACATCTGACGTAAATGTTAGTGTCTCACCATCTTCTCCGACCTTAAGTTCACCAAAATTAAATACTGTTTCTACGTAATATCCAGTTTTAATTCTAATATTCCAGTGATCATTTTCTCCTGGGATTAGTTCATAATCTTCATCTTGTTTCACTATACTACTTCCTCTACAACAATCTCATCCATATCCACAACTGACTTATGTCCGATCTGATATTGCTTCTTTAAGAAATCCTTAAAATCTGTTTCAGCAAAGATTGGATTCCAGAAAGATTCATCAAGAGTGGCATCGTACCGTACTTTAGGTCCAATCTCTCCAGTTTTCTGATCAACCACAGCATACCAGCCATTGGAAGGCTTAGTAACATAACCACCAGCAAGAGCACAATCGAGAAGGCCAGAATAATGTTTGACACCACCATCCCAAGAAACAGTGATAGGAATCTTCGACTTCTCTTTAACAAATCTACTTTTATCCACGTTGATAACAAAATGATATCCTTGTATTTCAGTTCCTTTTTTATCTTGCTGTCTACCAATAATCCAAATGTTATCTGCACTATAGTAGATACCTGTACCACCAGATACAACATCTTTTGGAAACAGCCCAATCTCTTTATAAGTATGATTGATTGCAATCATTGGAATATTTTTCATCGTCAAGTATGGCGTAGTCATGCGGAACAAGCTTTTAAATGCTTTGGCACGTGACATGTCTGCAACTGACTTCTCATCTTTCGCATCATCTAGTTCTTTTTTAGATGCTAAGTTACCAATAGAGTCGATAATAATAATAACCTCATCATCACGATCAAGACCCTCTAACTGAGCAACTAGATCAAACTTCAACTCTTCTACATTGGTAATAGGTACATGCAGCACACGACTTGTATCCACATCAAACTGATCAAAGTATGCCTGAGGTGAACCAAACTCTGAGTCATAAAAAATCATCACAGCATTGGGCTTTGCTTTTAGATATGACGAAGCCATCATCAGAGCAAAGGATGTTTTAAAATGCTTAGATGGTCCTGCAAGAACTGTTAGACCTGAAGATAGTCCACCATCAACAGAACCAGATAGTGCCACATTCATCATAGGCACATTCGTAGGAACCATCTCTTTTTCATTGAAGAACTTAGATTCAGTCAGAACTTCCGTTGTCTTGATCTTGCTGTTCTTCTTCAGTTTGTCCATAATTGACATTTTGTTCTCTTTCTCTATCGTTTAAATCGTATTCACTGCGTATCTCATTGTTTAGATTTTGTACTGTCTTCCAAATCTCAGAAGACTGATCAGTTTTATTATCAATAAAATTAATAAATGCAGACAGGTCTTTTGGAAAACATGCTCCACCAAAACCCTCACGCCCATCATGACCAGGGATTTTCATATGACTGTGACCCATACGTGGATCTATCATTAAAGCACGTGACAACTGATTGTAACTACCACCAAACTCATCCATAACTTTCTTGAGTTGGTTCATAAAAGTAACCTTCATAGCAAGATAGTTGTTCACAGTGTACTTAAAGAATGAAGCTTCTACAGGAGACATTGTGATAGTCTGTGCAGGGTTAGCCAAAGAGAAGTAGTTATACAATCCTTCTAAGTGGGATGCTGCTTCCTGCTGCTGTACACCAAAGATTCTAAAACGTGCATTAGTCATACCTTCTTTAGCATTACTCTCATTTAAGAACTCAGGCTCATATACGATACGTCCATCGATACGTGATAAACGATCAATAACATCAGGTGTAACAGTTGATTTGATTACAATAAATGCATCAGTCTGATTTACTAAACGCATCACAGCATCATCAATAGACTTAGTATCAATGCTACCGTCATCAGATGCAGGTGTGGGCAAGCAAATGAACACACAGTTTGGTTGCCATGCACAAAGATCTTGTAGTGTATTTTCACTATACTTTGGATCTACAACAAACTTCTCAACAGAGTTTGTAGAGAAAATATAGTCAACGGCTTTACCCACAAAGCCATGTCCAATAATACCTAGTTTAAAGTTTTGCTCTCTGCGTTTTACCACAGGTTGCAGTTCAGGTTCATTCATTTGTTATATCCTTCATAAGTTCTTTATCATATACTCTTTCTCTTAAATCCGTAGAGGAAAATCTATGATCTCTTTTATTATACTTTATCTCAATACCTCTTTTGGCACATATCTTTCTGCCTGTAAATGTAGTATCTTTATACTCTTCTCCGATTATTCTAACATGTATTTCAAACAATTGCAAGATGTCTTCTAAATCTTTTTCAGATTCATAAGGAATTATTTCGTCAACATACTTAACACCCTGTAGCTGAGTCCATCTTTCAACTAGACTTTGAACTGGTGGATTTTTTTCTTCTCTGTCTTTGGATGGATCTACCTGCAGTCCACATATCAAATAATCGCAATGGTTTTTTGCTTCTCTTAACATAGCAATATGACCTGCATGAAGCAGGTCAAATGTGCTAAATGTAATACCTGTAATCATGTCTTTAAATATGGTCCATATGGTCCATCATCATCACGATCAATGGTTAACGTCACTGCGCTACTATCTCCTCTCTGAAAGCCAAGGGTAGTTTCATCATATAAGGTAGAAGTGTTGATAGTTATAGTTTCCTCATCCTCTTGATCATCTATATGAAATCCAACACTTTCACGTTCAATATCGTTGTGATTAAACTCTGCCCAGTATAGCTCATATGCTACCCCATCTTCAACACATTCAAATTGATGATAGAGCCCGGGTTTTACTTTATGGTATTCACCTTCTTCTAGAATCGTGACATCGCATAAATCGTAGTCACGTTGCCATGTACGAATAAGCATTCTACCTGATTCTACATAGAACCCATTCCACTTATATCGATGTAAATGCTTTGAGCATACACCGCCTTCATGCATTTCAATACGATGAAACTCTAAAGCGCCATTTGCTTCAATCAGTTCTGTCGTGCCCCATACTTTACCTGCTTTCATTCCATATCCTCACATCTTCTGGTGTATTAATTTCAACTCCGTTAAACACGCATGGCAATACACCGATATCCCATCCATTCTTTAGCCAACGCAGTTGCTCTAGTTCTTCGATCCGTTCTTCACGTGTGCCTGTCAAACTAGGATACATTTCTAGTACATTACGTTTGTATCCATAGATTCCTAAGTGCCAATCACCATATCCTGTCATACCTCTTCCAAACCACAAACATTTATCAGAAGCTCTTATTAGCTTAACAGTATTAGGATCATTCTGTTTTTCCTCTGGCATCATAGCACACATAGTAGTAACAGGATAGTTTTTTAAATGCCAAACAGTCTTTTCAATCATTTCTTGTGTTACATCAGGCATATCACCTTGTACATTTATAAACTGATTATACTTATTAAAAAAGTCATTAGTGATTGCGCCAGAACATCGATCAGTACCATTATCATAATCGGTTTGATCAATCCAACACTTCTTGGGTCCAAATAGATTATAGATCCTCAAGTCATCTGTTAGTACAAAGGTGTCTAATCCAGATTTCTTACATTCATTATAAACACGAACAACCATAGGAACACCATCTAACTCAGCTAATGGCTTGCCAGAAAAACGTGTGCTACCATATCTAGCGGGTATAAGAATAGCGGTAGATGTCATTCACTGTCCTTTCAAAATCTTCTAACCTTAACATATTAGGACCATCACTTGGAGCATTATCAGGGTCTACATGTACTTCTAGGAAGAAGTTTTTAACGCCCATAGCAGAGGCAGCACGAGCAAGACTTGGAACGTAATCACGATTACCACCACTTGATTTCCCCTTTCCTCCTGGTTTTTGGACAGAGTGGGTAACATCAAAAACAATAGGTACATCGTAATAGTCAAGCATATACTGAATCCCAGTAAAATCAACAACCAAAGTATTGTATCCAAAACTCGTACCTCTTTCTGTGATCCAGACTTCTTCAGCTTCTCTTGTCTTAGAGAGAACACCATGCATATCCCATGGAGCTAAGAACTGACCTTTCTTGATGTTGACAATCTTACCTGTTAAACAGGCGGTTAGCAATAGGTCTGTCTGCCTACATAAAAATGCAGGTATTTGTATCACATCAACGAAATCTTTGACTATATCAATGTCATCTTCTGAATGTACATCAGTGAGGATCTTAACATCAGGAAAAGTTTTCTTTATCTCTAAGAAATCCTGTATAGTCTTGATCATACCTCTACCACGAAATCCATCAATATGGGTTCTATTGGCTTTGTCGTATGATGCTTTAAAGATGTATTCGACATTCAGTGAATCGCATACACGCTTACACTCCTTGGCAATTTCTAACGATTGCTCTAATGTTTCGTGTTGACATGGACCAGCAACAATTCTCATTTGGTGCTCAGTTCTGTAATACGTTTATGTGCAGCATTTAGCTGTTCTTGTAAATCTCTTACGTTTTGCTGTAACATTTCTATAGTTTTACCTTGAGAAATAATGATCTTTCTATTTTTCTCTGCTTCCATTTCATCTGGTAACATGTTCTACTCCCAATAATCATCAATGGTGCGTCTACCAATGTTTTCTCTACCGATATCTATAAGTTTCATGCCATACTCAGGATCACTAGAATATTCTAGACTATCAACCTTTTTTAATCGGTTCTTTCTAAATGGTCTGTAGTCAACATGATGATGCCACCGATTGAACTTCCAAACCACTTCTGTAACATCAGGGTGCATTTCCTTTAGCATTTCTGACTTAGGTAGCGTACCCTCTTCAGCATAGAACTCTTTTGTATTACCGCCACCTACACGTTGAGTCGTACCCTTGTCGGCTAGAAAGGCATTGAACTGTACAGTACACCAACCATCCTTTAATGCTCTTAGAGACAGATCAGTGTCTTCATTATATCTGCCACGCCATCTGTAAGGAATATCATTGCGGATCAGCAGACACGAATATATTCTTGTATTAAAGATAAGAGGTGGCACAGGATCAGTTGCCTTACAAAACTTACTATAGTTTGGTCCTGCAATAGCAATATTAGTGTATCTATCACAGAAGTCTTCCATGGCTCTGAACCATGACAGTGTTCTGACCGCAACCTTTACGTTTCTATTTAGACGGTGAAAGTCATAGATGTTGTCATCCATAACCCAATGCCATTTAGTGCCATACGTCTGTATAGAATGATCCCATGCAAAGTTTCTAGCAGCGCCTGGCCCCTTGCTCTTAGTATTACCCAAATCATCAAATGTATCATAAGTATCCTGATATGTTTTATCAAGAACCAATAGCTTATCACGATCAAAGTGCTCTGCATATCTATCTAGCTGATCTTCTTCAACCACGATATGATAGTCCACAGAAAGCCTATCAAGAAGCTCTGCAGTCTTGCATTGATCCCAACGGTTCTTGG